CACTTAGAAATTTCGAATAAATGGCTGGCGGCGAGGACAACCCCTCACATAAGGAGGCTTGTCGAATGTTCTGGATTGTAAAAGGTCATTTGAATACATCTATGGATACCATTTACAGTTGTTACAACGGCTATTACAAACGAATGTGGTGTAAGTTACAAGGAGAAAGTGTAGAATATAACGGCACTTTGGATGGTTTTGAAGAAGCATATAAAAAAATGCTTGACAAACAATGAAACATATTGTATACTAGTACAAACATTAGGAGAATAATATGAGTAATCGTGTATACGGTACAGAAGAAAAGGCAAAGTTAGAGAGGCTCGTAAACGAAGGTGTAACTGTTTTGCAAGAGGTTCAAGATTTGCAAGAAGGTTTGAAAGACACAGTAAAGGCAGTTGCAGAAGAACTAGAAATTAAACCTGCACTTATCAATAAGGCTATCAAAGTTGCACAAAAAGGTGACTGGCACAGAGTAGCAGATGAATTTGAAGACTTAGAAACTCTTGTTGCAACCGTTGGTAAAGACAAGTAGTTAAATACAACAAACGCCCTAAGCCAATTGGCGGGCATGTAGAAGGTACGTTGGCCATAAACAACGAGGAGAAGAGATGAGTTACGTAGATGCGGTCTTTGATCGCGATCAAGATATAATCAAAGTCGTTGAGAGAGTAGACGGCAAAAGAAAATTCCACGAATATCCAGTAAAATATACATTCTACTATAAGGACCCTAAGGGCAAACACAAAAGCATATATGGTGATCCATTAACTAGAATCGTTTCCAAAAATACAAAAGATTTCCGAAAAGAAGTTGCAATTAATAAGGGCAAAGAGCTTTTCGAATCAGATATCAATCCTATATTTCAATGTTTAAGTGAAAACTACTTGAATAAAGATGCACCTAAATTGAACGTTGCATTTTTTGATATTGAGACTGACTTTGATCCTGAACGTGGCTTTGCTGATCCAAGTGATCCGTTCATGCCAATTACTGCAATTACTGTGCATTTACAATGGCTTGATGCATTAATTACACTTGCACTTCCGCCTAAAACATTAACAATGAATGAGGCAAAAGAACAAGTTGCAGAATGGGGAGAAGAATGTATATTGTTTTCTAATGAAGGCGATATGCTACAGGCTTTTTTAGATTTAATACAGGACAGTGACATACTAACCGGATGGAACAGTGAAGGTTATGACATTCCATACACGGTAAATAGAGTTAGTAGAGTACTCAGCAAGGACGATACTAGGCGTTTTTGTTTATGGAAACAGCTTCCTAAAAAACGTGAATATGAAAAGTATGGTAAACAAGCCGAAACCTATGACCTAATAGGCAGAGTACATTTAGATAGTTTAGAACTTTATCGTAAATACACATATGAAGAAAGACACACTTACAGACTTGATGCAATCGGCGAACTTGAAGTTGGTGAAAAGAAAACTGTGTACGAAGGTACACTCGATCAACTTTATAACAATGACTTCAGAACGTTCATTGAGTACAACAGACAAGACGTTGCACTACTGGACAAGCTGGACAAAAAACTAAGATTCATTGATCTAAGTAACGAACTTGCTCATGCAAATACTGTTTTGCTACAGACCACTATGGGTGCTGTCGCAGTAACAGAACAAGCAATTATCAATGAAGCACATCACAGAGGTTTACAAGTTCCTAACAGACCTAAACGTGATGATGAAAATACTGCGGCCGCAGGTGCTTATGTGGCATTCCCTAAAAAAGGATTACATAAATGGATCGGATCAATGGACTTGAACAGTCTATATCCTAGTGTTATCCGTGCATTAAACATGGCTCCTGAAACTATTGTTGGACAACTACGTCCTGAACATACAGAAGCATTACTTCATGATGCAATGGTTTTACAAAAGAAATCATTTGCTGGTGCTTGGGAAGGTAAGTTTGGTACAGAAGAATACGAAGCGGTAATGGCAAAAAGAAAAGATATTGCTATTACTGTTGATTTCGAAAACCAAGAAAGCCAAGTAATGAGCGGTGCAGAAATTTACAAACTTATATTTGACAGCAACATGCCTTGGATGTTAAGCTCAAATGGTACTATTTTCACAACAGAGTTTGAAGGTGTCATTCCAGGAATACTTGCTCGATGGTATAGTGAACGTAAAGAATTACAAGCACAACTTAAAAAAGCAAAAGATGCCGGAAATAAAATTGAAATTGAATACTGGGACAAACGTCAGCTGGTAAAGAAAATTAATTTGAATAGTTTGTATGGTGCGATTCTTAATCCAGGTTGTAGATTTTTCGATAAACGTATCGGTCAATCAACAACACTATCAGGCAGAACTATTGTTAAACACATGAGTGCTGAAGTAAACAAAGTTATCACAGGTACCTATGATCATGTAGGACAAGCAGTTATTTACGGAGATACTGATTCAGTATATTTTTCAGCATATCCTACATTGAAAAAAGAAATTGAGGCCGGGAACATTCCTTGGTCAAAAGATAATGTAATTACACTTTATGATCAAGTGGCTGAGGAGGCAAACACAACATTTGAAAAATTTATGTTAGATGCTTTCCATTGTCCTAAAAGCCGTGCAGAAGTTATCGCGGCAGGTAGAGAAATTGTTGCTGAAAGTGGATTATACATTACTAAAAAACGTTATGCGGCACTTGTATATGATGTAGAAGGTTTTAGAAGTGATGTAGATGGCAAACCAGGTAAAGTAAAAGCAATGGGATTAGATCTGCGTAGATCAGATACACCTGTGTTTATGCAAGAGTTTTTGAGTGAAATACTTATGATGGTATTGCAAGAAAACAGTGAAAAACAAATACTAGAACGTATAACAGAATTTAGACGTAGCTTCAAGGAACGCCCTGGCTGGGAGAAAGGCTCGCCCAAACGTGCAAACAAGATTGGGCATTACCAGAGACTTGAAGAAAAACAAGGCAAAGCAAACATGCCTGGACATGTGAGAGCAAGTATCAACTGGAATACACTAAAACGTATGAACGGCGACAAGTATTCTCAAGAAATCGTTGATGGTATGAAGGTTATTGTATGTAAACTTAAGAATAATCCTCTGGGATATACAAGTGTAGCTTATCCTACAGATGAACTACGTATTCCGGAATGGTTTAAAGAGCTTCCGTTTGATAATGATGCGATGGAAGAAACAATTATCGATAATAAACTTGGTAATCTTATAGGCGTGTTGAATTACAACCTTGAAGATACAAAACAACAAAACACATTTAGTAGTCTATTTGACTTTGGAGAATAAAGAGAGGAGAATTTAGGAGTGGATAATTATTTCTTATTTGATGTAGACGGCACACTAACTCCAAGCCGCAAAAGAATTCAATCAGAGTTTGCATTATGGTTTATGTACTTTGCACAAAATAATCGTGTATCACTTGTTACAGGCAGTGATAATCCTAAAACTGTAGAGCAGTTAGGTACAGAGATATGTAAAACAGTTGACAAATGTTATAATTGCAACGGCAACGATATATGGGAAAAACAAGAAAATACATATACAAATGACTGGAAACCATCTAACGAATTAATTAGTTTTCTTGAACAATGGCTAAATGACAGTGATTACAAAACAAAAACAGGCAGACACATTGAACACAGACCAGGTATGATCAATTTTTCAGTAGTTGGAAGAAAGGCAGATAAAGTGCAAAGAAAAGACTACTACTATTGGGATATACAAAGTGAAGAACGTGTAAAAATTGCAGAAGCTGTCAATAATAAATTCCCCGACGTAAGTGCAGTAGTAGGCGGTGAAACAGGAATAGATATTATTTCAAAAGGTAAAGATAAAAGACAAGTTGTAAGTCATTTTGATAAGACACAAAAATTATTTTTCTTTGGAGATAGGATGGATCCTGACGGTAATGATTTTAGTTTAGCTTATGCAGTGAAAGAACGTGGCGGCGTGGCTAAACAGGTAAAAAACTGGAGAGAAACAAAAGAAATTTTAGAAAATTTACAAAAAACAGGAGTTGCTAATTGAGAGTAGGAATTACTTTTAGTGCATTTGATCTTTTACATGCAGGTCACATAGCCATGCTTCGTGAAGCAAAAGAACAATGTGACTATCTTGTGGCTGGATTGCAATTAGATCCAACAATAGATAGACCTGAAAAGAACAAACCGGTACAAACAATAGTTGAAAGATACACACAATTAAAAGGCGTCAAATATATAGATGAAATTATACCTTACAATACTGAAAAAGATGTAGAAGATATATTAGAAATGTATCATATAGATGTAAGG